CACCCGTATATTGGTTGAGAACATTGTAGAACCCTTAAAACAAGAGTTGAATGAGACACGGAAAGACCTTGGCTCGACGAAACGCGAGATGGCCCGGCTTAGGAAAGCTATTGACGATGCCAACAGTTGCCGCTATAGTTCTGAGTGTCCTGTTCTTGACAGGATGCGCCGCACATCGAAAGAGCGTGACGGAGGCAAAGGAGGAGCAGTTGTCGGAATCCATCCGCACGGACAGCGTGATTCGCCTGGCTATAGACAGCGTAAGCGAACTGGTGGAGATTCGGACGGAACCTGTGAAGGTGCCGATGTCATCGGTGACGCTGACGATAGCGACGGACAGCCTCCGTAGCCTCCCTGCCGGAGCGAGCTACTCAGACCGCAGCGGCCAGGCGAGCGTGAAGGTGTCGCGCAAGGCAGCGACAGCCACCGAGCCCGAGTATATCTATGTGTACGCATCCTGCGACAGCCTTATGCTGCAGTGCGAGCGTTACGAGCGCCAGATAAGGAACCTCCATAGCCAGTACGGCGAGCGTCTGAACGAGATACAGAACCGCTTAGCAGCCACATCGCATGAGCTGGAGGAGGTGAAGGAAAATCCCCCTAATGTCATTGGAACGGCATTGAAATGGTATTTTTACGGACTCTTGTCCGGTATATTAGCAACAATTATCATCTTTATAAAACTGAAAAAATGAACAAGAATTTTATCTACGGCATAGCAGCCGTGAAGTTTGGAACCGCGACGATCGGTTACATTGAGAAAGGCAGTTGGGACTGGGGCGGCACGAAGCCAGAAACCACCGACGTGGAAGCCGAGCAGGTGCCTGATGCGCCAGTGCTGACACTGGTTCAGAAGAACGGTCAGATCAGCCCGACGTTCAACCTTATCCAGTTGGACTACGAGAACCTGCACAATGTGCTTGGCGGTGAGTTGGTCGGTACATCCCCCAATTATACCGGTTGGAAAGCCCCAACAAGCCTTGTGGAAAAGAGTGGTGACTGGACCATCGACTTCGTGAGCGGTCAGACGATGACCATTCCGAACGGTACAATCTTGGCGAACCTTGGCGGCAAGTTGACCTTGACCGAGGTGTCGAAGGTGGAGTGCCAACTGAAGGTGATGAAGCCTACCGATGGCAGTGCCCCGTATGAGATTAACGATACCCCTGCTGAAGGCTGATGGACGCGCATATTATCCAAGAGATCCAGAGAGAGGGAGCGGAAGCCTTGCTGAACGTGGGCGTTTCCCTCCCTCTCAAGGATTTTAAGGTGCCGTTCCGGAAGGAGCCGCTGCACCTTGGCTGAGTTCGAAGCATTGGACTATGACGGTCAGATGGCGTTCCTGGCGAAGCACGGCAAAAAGTTGAGCCGCATGATAGCCCTGACGATGCCCCACTGGTGGCTGCCGACGTGCGTATTGTCGTGGTTTATCCGCCACCGCATGAAGTGGGAGTACCAGAAAGCGGCGTTTGAGAAGTTCGTGACCCTGATGGGCACAAGCCCTTTTATGCCTATTATCAGATCAGCAGAGATGGCGAATCCGATGAAGCTGAGACTGAGCCAGGGAAGGAAGGGGAGTTAAAGAGCCGTTGGGAAGGCTCCCATAGCCCCTTCGGATTTATATGGTCGATAGCGAATGCTACAGGCTGGAGTGTTGACTACATATTGCATGGCGTGAACTATCAGACGCTGATCATGATGATTGCCGACGCACCGCGCTATGTGGACCAGAAGCAGCAGAAAGAAGCACAGAGTGCCGAGGACGAAGCCTCAGATATTGTAGGCTTTTTCCAAAGCCAGTTGAAGTAATAAGATTGCGATGGCATCGCAACAAACAAAACAAGAAGCATGAAACCAGTAGAGATAGAGTTCCTGATGAAAGACGGCTTGTCGAAGGGTGTCGATAAGAGCCGTAAGGGTGTCGAGCAGCTGCTTGACGCCTCCCGTCGTCTTGGCGAGGTTCTGAGGCAGAGCGGCGAGGAAGGCGCGAGGGCTTCGGAGAAATACAACAGCAAACTCGCAGGTTTGCGCCAGGGTGTAGAGAAGATGTCATCCTCCCTGAAGGCGATGGGCGTGTCAGAAAAAGACACAGCCGGCGTACTTATGAAGTCGAGCGAGCAAAACGTGGAGTTCGTGGAGGCACAGACAACGAGACTCCGCTCGATGGAGGACACGCTTCGCAGTGCATTGGAAAGCGGGAACACCGCTTTGGCAGAAACGACCAGGCAAGAGATGGAAACGGTGGAGACCTGGATAGACGAAGCCCTCAATGCCATCAAGAAGAATGCGGAACTGATACCGACGATTGTCAAGAACGCCCAAACCAAGGTGCCGGATCAGCAGACAGAGAGTATGCGTGCACAGCTTCGTTTGCTGACCAATGAGATAGCACAGACCACACTCGAATACCGCCGTATGACTGATGCTGAAAGGAACTCGGCAGCAGGCATGGAACTGAAACGGAAACTGGAGGATTTGGTGAAGAAAGCCGGTGAGTTACGCGACGCGATGGATGACGTGAACCGCCAGGTACGCGGTGAGGCCTCGGACACGAAGAACTTTGATGCCATCGCCCAAGGCCTGAACGTAGTCACATCGTCTGCCGGTGCGGCCACCAGCGTGTTCCAGATGTTCGGTGCAAGCCAGGAAGACCTCATCAACATACAGACGAAATTACAGGCGACCCTCGCCATCAGCAACGCCTTGACCGTCATACAGAACAACCTACAGAAAGAAAGTTCCCTCATGATGGGCATCCGCACCATTCAGGAGAAGGCACATGCGGCGGCAATCTCTATACGAACAGCTGCTGAAGGAAGGGGTATCATAGTGACCAAGGCTGCCACCATAGCGCAGGCTGCTTTCAATCTTGTGGCTAAGGCAAATCCATACGTCCTGCTGGCAACATCCATCCTGACGGTGGTAGGCGCACTGGTAGCATTTACGGTCGGGTCTAAAGAAGCAACTGCAGCCGAGAAACGCCAACGTGAGGAAGGTGAACGTCTGAGAAAACAGCAAGAAGATATGTCCCACGCTCTTGGTCAGGCGGCCGGTGACGTGGAAGCAAAGTATCGTTCCCTGCAGCAGCAATGGAGCCGCCTGAAGACCGAGAGTGAGAAAAACAAGTGGATCAAGGAAAATGCCAATAAGTTCCATGATTTAGGATTGAATGTTAACTCCGTGGCCGATGCAGAACAGGTGCTTGTGAATATGGCACCGCAAGTCATAGCTGCATTAAAAGCCGTGGCTGAGGCGGAGGCTTACAGTGACCTTTACCGTGAAGCAATAAAGAAAAGGGCTGAGAATTGGGAACACCGTGCGAGAAGTCGTGAGACGGGAGATTTCTATACAACAGAAAAAGGTGGGAATTGGGTATCTACAACCATTGGCCTTCCCAAAGAATGGCGAGATGCAGGACTATCTGAAGAAGATTATGAGTCACGTTATAGGGGTCAAGTATCTACAGAGGCCAGATTGACACAGAGCGGAATTGACAAAATAAACAAATATAGAAACGACCAAGCGATTATATTAAGAAAGAAACTCGAAGATGGTTACAATGAGGAGGTGGACTTTTATTCTGGGAAATGGGAAGAAGCCGAAAAGAAAGCCGCAGAAGTACAATCGAAAATACCTGCCCACCTTCGCTACAATGGAGATGGGAGTTCGGGAGGCTCTGGAAGTTCTGGAGGTTCTGGAAGAAATGGTGGCGGCAATGACCTTAAAGATGAGGAAGAACGTGCCGAGGCTCTTTCTGAACTGCAAGCCAAAAATCGCCAGGCAGAAATAAACCAGATGGCAGAGGGTGCGGAAAAGAAACGTGCCCAGTTACGTCTGGACTATGAAAAAGAGATAGCGGAACTTGCCGCACTTGAAAAGGAATGGCGCGATGCGCAGAAGGGAGAACTGACTAAGGACCAAACGGCCGCATTAGATGCAGCCCGTACACTGGCAAAATCAAAACTTGATGCAGGAGAGGCTGAAATAGCAGATGAGGAAGCGGAACGGGAAAGAGTACGCCGTAAGGCACAACTACAGTCGATGCGCCAGTACCTGAAGGAATATGGCGATGAGTTACAACAAGAGTTGGCTATCACGGAGGACTATCGGGATCAGATTGCAGAAGCGCGTGCCAATGGTGACGAGGGAAAGGCATTGCTCCTTGAACGTAAGCTGCAGGAGGAATTGAGTAATAAGAGACTGACCAACTTGCGCAACTCGCAAGAGTACATTCGCGCGTTTGAGAATTTGGGCAATACCTCAACCCAAACATTGCAGTCACTCATAAGGAAGTTCGAGGATGCCAAGGATGCTGCAGCCAAGAGCCTTGACCCCCATCAGTTGAGGGAATATACAGAGACCCTTCAGCAGATGTATGATGAGCTTGACAGTCGTAACCCCTTCGAGGCTCTGACGAAGGCATTGAAAGACCTTGCAGACGCTCAGAAAGAAGTCAAGGATGCCCAGGCCATCTATGACAGAGTAAGGGGAGGTCATACAGTTATCAATGCCTCGACAGGCAGCTCCTATACGGAAGCAGAGGCAAGCCGGTTGCTCGCCGCAGCCAAAGACAAAGAGTCGAAGGCTTATACCAAGCTGATTAAAGCGTCAACGGATTGTGCGAAAAGACTTAATCAGCTTGCTGACACCTTGAACCAACTCGGGGAGATGGTCGGCGGTAAACTTGGAGACTCACTTGGTGCTCTCGGCAATATACTTGGCTCTGTTGGTGGAGCCTTTGAGAACATCAAGAATATCAATGTCAATGCGACGGGCATAGAGAAGACCCTTGGGCAGTTCTCAGCCGTGGCAGGCACGGTGTCTGCAATGGTTGATATGAATCGACAACTCGACAAACTTCTGCCGGATGCGGAATCTCTGTACGAACACTATGCCGCCAAGCAGCGTGAACTAAACGAGAAGCGCATGCGGATGATCGAGTTGGAGATTGAGCAACTGGAACAACGTCTGGAGAGTGAGTCGTGGTTTTACGAGAACGGCTTGACACAACTGAAGAAGAACGCTGAGTTGAATGCCCAATACGCAAAGGCTTATGGAGAGGTAGCTGCGATGCCGCAAGAAATCTATAGGAATGCCAGTAGCGGTTTCTCAAAATGGGCGCCAGCCATCTTTGGAGCGATTATAGGTATAGTTGCAGGTATCCTGACCTTCGGTTCAGGAGCAGGCCCTGGAGCAGCACTTGGTGCAGCCATCGGCTCTGCCATTGGTGGCACTGCTATCGGTGCGGCACTCGGTGCGACAGTTGTGGCAGCCATCGGCACTGCTATCTTTTCAGGCGTCGGAGCTGCATTGGGTAATGCTGTCAGATCCGGTATTGACGGGCTGACCTATAAGGAAGGTCAGACTGCCGCCATCAACAATATGCGTGTGCAGACAAGGCATAAAACTTTCTTCCGATCTGAAAAGACGCAAGACTTGCAGTCGTGGGTGAAAGAGAATTGGGGCCAAGACTTGTTCGAGGAAGTCAAAGGTGTGCAACTCATCGACCCGGAGGTGGCAAAGAAAATCCTGGAAAAAGGCCCGACTTTGGTTGGCGAGACACGTGAGACTCTTGAACAGCTGCTTGAATACAGCGAAAAGATACGAGAATTTATCGACGAGGTGCATGAGTATGTGTCCGAAGCATTCTCCCCACTCGTAGATAACCTCACAGATGCTTTGTGGGACTGGCTTTCCAGTGGCGAAGATGTGATGGATAAGTTCAGGGAGTATGCTGCAGATACGTTCAAGAACATAGCTCAGGACGCTTTGAAAGCCATGATAACGAAGAATATCTTCGAGCCATTCCAAGAGCAGCTTGAAGATTTAACCATCGCCTACTCGACAGGCCAGATTGACGAGACTGCCTATATGGCCGCTGTGGCTGAGTTTGCCAAGCAAGCCTCCGCTGCTATTGAAGCCCAGTTGCCTGTTCTGCAGAATGCAGCACAGGTAATGGAGATGGCTATGGAGGGTGCAGGTATCGACATTGTTGGTAATGACACCGTCCAGCAGAGCGGCAAGGCCGGAGCCTTCACGACAATGAGTCAGGACCAGGCAGGCAAACTGGAGGGGCTGTTTGTAAGCGGTCAGATGCACTGGGCGAGCATGGACGACAGGCTGGAGGACGTAGCCAGCCGTATGAGTTCGGTGCAGGACCACCTCCGCCAGATAGCGACGAACACGGGTAGCAGCGCGCAGTCGCTGGATGAGATTAAGGAAGACATCAAGAAAATGATACGTGACGGACTCAAAGTGAAATAACAATGGCAACAGGACAACATATATTGAGCGGTCAGGTGCTGGTGAACGGCACTGACATCTGGCAGGAGTACGGCGTGTTCCTGACGGAGGAGAAGAAAGGCGGCAGGGAGAACCTGAACGCCATCCTCACGCCAAGCAAGACGAAGACGCATGTGGGTGTTGACATCAGGGAGGAAAACGGCAAGAAATACTCCCGGACACTGACGGTGGCGAACCAGGAGCGCGAGGTGACACTTCACTTTGCGCAGTATGCAGCGACGCGGACAGAGTGGCTGCAGAAGTACCAGGCGTTCATCCAGTTCCTGAAGACAGGAGAGAACGGCTGGTTGACGGTGCGCTTCCCTTCACTGGGTCTGACGCTGAAGATGTACTATGCGTCGAGCACCCAGTTCAGGAGTCTGACCTATCTGTGGAAAGAGGGTGTGCAGGCTGGACGTTACAAGGTGACGTTCAAGGAGCCCAACCCGATTATTTGAATGGCATTCTAACAACATTATAACGATATAAAAAATGCTTTTGACACTATACGACCAGTACGGCAACGAGAAGGCGGAACTGCAGGCCAATGACAGCAGTACGCAGGACAAGGAGGTTCAGGCAGACAATGTGCTGAGCCTTGGCTTCACGCTGTATGAGCATGTGGCCATCGACGTGAACGACTATGTGGACTTCGGCGGTGAGCGTTACTGGGCGATTGAGAAATACGAGCCGGCAGAGAAGAGCAGCGTGGAATGGGAGTACAGTCTGAAACTGTACGGAATAGAGAGCCTTATCAAGCGTTTCCTTGTGCTGAACAACACGGACGGCGAGAACGAGGCGGTGTTCACGCTGACCGCCCGTCCCGTGAATCATGTGCGCCTGATAGTGAAGTGCATCAACGACGGCATGGACAACACGACGAACTTCAAGGTCGGCAGCGTGGAAGGCACCGATAACGTGGTGATCAACTACGAGGGCAAATACTGCGACGAAGCCCTGAAGGAACTTGCCGAGGCTGTGGGCGTGGAATGGTGGTTTGACGGCGAGACAGTAAACCTGAGCCGCTGTGAGTGGGGCAGCGCGGTGGTGCTTGGCTATGGCGAGGGTCTGACAGGCTTGGAGCAGGACAAGGCCGACAACGTGAAGTTCTATACTCGCCTGTTCCCTATAGGCAGCAGCCGGAACATCGACAGGGAGCGCTATGGCGCGAGCCGATTGCAGTTGCCCGGCGGTGCCAAGTATGTGGACTTGCCGGACCTGGTACAGAAATACGGTGTCATTCACCACTATGAGCAGGAAGCCTTCAGCGGCATCTACCCCCGGAGGGTCGGCGTGGTGAGCAGTGTACGCTCGGAGGAAGTACAGGACAGCGACGGCAAGCCCTTCACCATCTACTACTTCAAGGACAACGGCCTGACGTTTGACCCTAATGCCTACGAGATAGGCGGTCTGGTTAAGCACGTGAGTTTCCAGGAGGGCTCGGAACTTGCCGGACTGGGAACAGACAATGACCACTACTTTGAGGTGAACTTCAACAGTCAGACACGGGAGTTTGAGATTATCACGATATGGCCATACGATGACGACCGCCAGTTGCCCGGCGACACGCTGGTGCCGAAGCCCGGCGACAAATACATCCTGTGGAACATCAGGATGCCGGACGAGTATTATACGCTGGCCGAGACAGAGTTCCAGACGGCTGTGGAGGCGTACAATCGGAAGCACACGCAGGACGTGAGCCGCTACAAAGGTCCGACCGACCACGTGTGGATTGAGGAGACCGGCACAGAACTGGAGATTGGCCGCCGTGTGCGCCTGAAGAGCCAGAAGTATTTTCCGAGGCTGGGCTACAGGGAGAGCCGTATCACGCGCATCAGCCGGAGTGTGAACCTACCGAGCCAGATGGACATAGAAATCAGCGATGCGCTGAGCAGCGGCACACTGGAGAAGATAGACGATGCCATCAGCGACGCGAAGAGTTATGCCGGCAGCATACTGGGTGCTGTGAACGTCCCCGACCTTATAAGGAGTTGGGACGACACGAAGCCGACGGACAACAACATCTACAGCGCGAGACGGACGCACAAGGAGTTCCTGAGCAAGAACACTGCAGACAGGGCCAAGAAGAAGATCATCTTCGACGAGGGCATTGAGGCTGGTGACTTCGAGGCTGGTGAACGAGGCGGCTATATCGACGGTCAGGGCAATGCCGAACTGCTGACGCTGGTGGTGCGCCAACTGTTGCGCAGCGCGAGGTTCGTTGACGGCTTCGGTGGCGAGGGCTGGCAGTTGTGGATAGACGAGCAGGAACTGGCGAACCTGACCATCGACAAACTGACGGTGCGCCAGGTGATGACCGTGTTCGAACTGTTGGTAGAGAAGATAAGGAGCGTTGGCGGCCAGATTGTGGTGAGTGCTGCCAACGGCAAGATAAAGACAGTTGAGGAGGTGGACGGTTACTACAAGATCACCTTCGAGCAGGAGAACACTTTCGTGGCGCATGACCTGATGCGCTGCCAGACCTTCACGGGCGGCAACCTGAAATCGTACTGGGTGGAGGTGGCCGCCGTTGACGGCAACTCGGTACTGGTAGAAACGAGTGAGTTTGATGCGAGTATTCCGGCTGAATCCGACGAGGTGGTGCTGATGGGCAACACCGAGAACACGCTTCGCCAGAACCTGATACTCATATCGGCGACCGAGGACGGACAGCCCCGCATCGACGTTATGGACGGTGTGAAGGCGAAGAACTTCACGGACTGCCTGCGTGCGCGGCTGGGCAACCTGGACGGCATCAAGGACGACTGGTTCCCGACGGACAACCAGCCCCACGGCAACGGCCTGTACTCGGACAATGCCTACCTGCGCGGCACTTTCCTGCTGGTGACCGGTGAGGACATCAAGACCAAGTTTGAGATTACGGAGGGTAAGATAGAGAGCAGCGTGAGTGCGCTGCGCCAGGACTTCGCCCAGGAGAGAGGCTATCTGAACAACCCCAGTTTCGACGAGGGTCTGAGCAAGTGGCTGACGGAGAACGAGACGGTTTTCTGGCTTGTGGGCAACAAATGGATCTGGGCGAATGACAACGTGCTGACGAAGAAGGGCGACGGCGCGAGCGTGACGAAAGACGACGGTCGCGTGGTGGTCAGGATCAAGAACAAGTACATCACCCAGAAGAACGGGAACCTGCGCAGCATCCCATCGATGGAGACCAACAGCGCCGGCAAGAAAGAGGCGAAGCCTGTGTATCTGAGTTTCCTGTACCGCTGCGCAAATGCCGGCACGCTGAAGGTGAGGTTTGAGAACGTTGACAAAACCGGCTTCGAGAACTTCAACTCGATGGACGTGGAGGAGGAACTGGCAGTGACCGACGGCTACAGGCAATACACCTGCAACGGCCTGTGGAACGGCACGGGTGACTTCAAACTGAGCTTCACGGGAGCAGAGTGAGAAACTGGTAAAGATTGCCGCGCAGAACTTTGACCAGGACGGCAAAGTGCTTGCCTCTTCGGAGATTATCACAACCTCGAAATATAATGCGCTCATGTCGGAACGCTTCAATGATGACGGCAGTCTGAAAAACGTGGCAGGTCTTGTTACCTCGACTGACTTGACAGACGTACTGGCCAACTATGTACTGGATAGTAGCTTGAGAAACACGCTGGCCAACTATATGGAGATAGAGGCTTTTGCCGGCATGTTTGCGCAAGCCGTGAACGAAGACGGGACTTTTGTAAAAACAGCGGATTTGTCGGCATACGTAACGAAGGATGCGGATGGAAATTTGGAGAGTGGTGTTCATGTGGGTGCTGACCACATATTTTTAGAAGGTTTGGTGACAGCGAACCAGAACTTTAAGATACTGGAAGACGGCAGCATAGAGGCTGTGAACAGCAAGTTCAGCGGTCAGATAACCGCGACAGAAGGACATATCGGCGGTTTTACTATCGGAACAGACACGATAGCGAGTTCCAATGGAAAGATTAGTCTGAACAGTTCTACTGGCGAGGCTACCATTGGCGGTCTGTCTATTGATTCAAAAGGTAACAGCATATTCAGTGGCACTATCCAGTCGCGAGGTCTCGGCCTTGGAGTCGGGAATGTATCTGGCGCAATGGCAACGGGCGTAATAGACAATTTCAAGGGCTTTTTCGTGACGAGATTTACAGATACCGACTACCATTATGTGACGCTTTATCTTCCTTCTTCCCCCATTGATGGTCAGTTCCTCATTATTTCAGCTCAAAACGCAGGTGATATGGGAGTTGAACTCATCCCCCAAGGCGGCAGTATAATCATTTTCAAGAACAGAACATATAATAGTAGTACGAATAAATTCTACATACAGAACCACTATTCAGTTCTGATGACATTTGAACAATCTCAGAATTTATGGCATGTGCTATGTCTTGAACAAGGTTAAAAACAAAAAATATGGCAAAAATCAATTTTCAGCAATTTGAGGTGTGGGACGGGATTGCTCGTCGTCAGAAGCGAGTGATTGATGTACGTGAAGCTGTGGGTGACCTTATCTACCGCAATGCAGCAGGTATCCGTGGACATTCGCTCGCACATAAGGTGTATGAAAGTAAAGAAGCACTGGAATACACGAAAGAAGAAATAGGCATTATCAAGAACATTGTGGAGTTACTCTGTATAGGTCCTGTCATTGACGGTCTTAATGAGCAACTCGCAAACCAAAACAAGGAGGCATAATTATGACAGAGCAAGAGAAACAAGAACTGAAGCAGGAGATAATCACTCAGATTAAATCCGAGAGCCAGGACGTGACGGAACTGGAGCAGGTGTCGTCGCTCGACGGCATCAACACGTTGCCGGCCATGCGCGGGACGACACTTGTCACAGCCCCCGTCAGTCTGCTTGGCAAGCCTGCGACCGATGCAGCAGCGCAGGCACTGGCAGCGAAAGCAGCGGCAGAAGGAGCAGCCTCTGCCGCCAACACCGCAGCCGGCAATGCCAATGAAAAGGCGCAGGCGGCACAGACAGCGGCACAAGAGGCCAACGACGCGAAGGAAGCGACGGAGCAAGCCACCCAAGCTGCTGAAGCAGTAGTGGAACAGTATGAGGACGTGGCAGTGCTGGCGCGAAACGGCGCTACCGCCCGTTTTGACGGCATACTGGACGACGTGACATTGGCACAGCAGAGCTTCACCAGCATAGAGGGCATCTACTACGTGACGGCGAAAAAACTGTTTGTGGGCAAGAACGGGATGAACTACAGCATGTCGTGGAAAGGCTATGAGATGTACAACGACCTGACCGCCGCCCCGATGAGCATCAGGAAAGACAAACTCTACCTGCTGGGCGACACGCTTTATGCCTGGAGCGCCGAAGAGAACGCCCTTGTGGAAGCCAGCGGCACCGGTGGCGGCAACACCATCAACGTGACCGAGACCTATCCGCTGGACAACGGGTTCTACACCCTTGCGACCGCCATCAGTGCCGTAGAGGAGAAGAAGCGCGTGAAAGGCGCGTGCGTGACCTTCGAGGTGAGCCAGGGCAAGTGGCAGACGAAGCAGTTTGTCGGTACCAGCCTGAACAGCTGGGAGAGCGAGAGCAGCTGGGACGACTTCGGCGGTGGCGGCACGGTGAAGAGCGTGACGCTTAACGGCCAGAAGAAGACCCCCGACGCCCAGGGCAACATAGACCTGACGGTGGACGAGGTGACTGTTGACGCGAGCCTCGATGCCCAGAGCACCAACCCCGTGCAGAACCAGGCCGTCGCCGGCAAGTTCTCCGAGATAGAGAGCGCGACGCTGTTTGACAGCGACGTGGAAGAAGGCGACGACGGCACCCAGACCGTGACGCTGAAGAACAAGAGCGGCGCGGCCATTACCCAGTTCACGCTGGCAGCCGGCGGTGGCGGCGGTGGCGGAGAGACGCAGACCGCCAAGATCGTGTTGGGCGCGAGCGTGAGCCAGGGCATCATCAAGGAAGGCGGCGACTGCGTGCTGACGTGGAGCTATGACCACCAGTATGTGGGCGGTGACGACGCAGGACAGACCACCGGCCAGAAAGCCACCGTGGAGATACGCGTGCTTCGCGGCTCGATACAAGCCTACAGCGAGACCCTCGAAGAGGTCAGCAAGGGCACCTACACGCTGGACGTGACCAAATACCTGCAGGTGGGCACGACCGACATCTATGTAAAGGCTACGACCACCGACCCGACGACCGGCAAGGTGCAGACGAAGCAGGCGTATGTGAACGTGAAGGTGGTGAACCTGAGTCTGCAGAGCGGCTACAGCCTGAGCAGCGGCATCAGCACCGGCGGCTACGGCTCGACGGAAAGCGCGGTCATTCCCTACACCGTGCAGGGCACCGGCACGAAAATCGTCACCCTGTACGTGGACGGCAGTCAGTATGAGACGGCGACGGTGACCAGGAGCGGTACTACGAACGGCAGCTTCACGATACCGATGAGCGGTCTGACCGTAGGACGCCACACTGTGCAGATGGTTGCCGAGATGGAGGCCAGCGCAGACCTGACGCTTAGGAGTGAGAGCATCTACATGGACATCTTCAAGGCCGGCAGCAGCGCCCCCCTGATCGGCACGAAGCACACATTCAAGGACGGTCGCATCTTCACGACCAACCACCGCACACCGAGGCTTGCCGCAGGGCAGTATGAGCAGCTGACCTTCGAATATGCCGTATATGACGCAGGTGTGACCCCTGCGCCGATGAGCGTGTGGCAGAACGGGGAGAAGGTGCAGGACGTGGCGGTACCGCGCAGCACCCAGACCTATGCCAACCGCTTCACCGAGCAGGGCGCCCAGACCATGAAACTGGTGAGCGGCGCGACGGAATACCCGTTCTATATCGACGTGAGCAAGAGCAGCATCGACGTGAGCGAGGCGACCTACGGGCTGCAGTTGAAACTGAACGCAGCCGGAAGGAGCAACGGTGAGGCCTCCCCCGCACACTGGGAGTATGGCAATGCCAAGACCACCTTCGAGGGTGTGGACTGGAAGACCAGCGGCTGGACCGGCGACTCGCTGAAACTGATGAACGGAGCCAAGGCGCACATCGACTGCAGGCCGTTCACCGCCGATGCCGGCATTAACGGACTGACCATCGAGGTGGAGATGAAGGTGAGCAATATCACCGACAGGGAATCCAGTGTCGTGAGCTGCATGGACGGCACGAAGGGTTTCAATATCACGGCGGAGAATGCCATGATGTACACCGGCTCGACGAAGGAGGTGGAAGACGAGGACGGCAACACGACCACCCAGCCCGTGGGTGTCGGCAGGCAATATGGCCAGGACGAGTGGCGAAAGATTGCCTTCGTAATCGGCAAGCGCGCCGACGGCAGGCTGATGGAACTATATGTGAATGGTGTGAGAGCGGCAGCCGACATCTACGGCGACAGCGACAACTTCAAGCAGGACACGCCCCAGGGTATAGACATCTGCAGCGACGGCGCGGACGTGGAGGTTCGCATGGTCCGTGTTTACAACCGTGCGCTGTCTGACGACGAGGAGATGGACAACCACATCGTGGACCGTCAGACGCTGGACGAGATGGCCGCCCTGTTCGAGGAGAACGACGTGCTGGGCGAGGACGGACGTAGCATCGACTTCCAGAAGCTGAGGAACAAGGGCAAGGGGATCATGCTCGTGGTGCGTCAGGGCGGACTGGACCCCGTGAACGCCGAGAACAACAAGACGACCGACTTTCTGGCCGACGTTCACCTGTGGCTTCCGGACGGACGCTACATCTACCTGCACAACGTGTACGTGCGCATCCAGGGCACGAGCTCGACGAAATACCCGACCAAGAACTACCGCATCTACTGCGCGAAGGGCGAGAACCCCGAGATGTACATCAACGGCGTGAAGCAGACGGAACTGAAGATCGCCCTGCGCGTGGGACAGAAGAAAGTGAAGATCCTGTGCGCCAAGGCCGACTACTCAGACTCCTCAATGGCCCAGAACACCGGCGGCGCGAAACTGTGGAACAACCTGATGAAGTCGCTGGGGTTCCTTACCCCGCCTCAGCAGGTTGACAGCAACGTGCGGACATCCGTGGACGGTTTCCCCATCGACGTGTTCTCTGCTGAGAGTCTGGAGGACACCCCCGTGTATTACGGGCAGTACAACCTGAACCACGACAAGAGCGACTGGCAGGAGATCATCGGCATGGAAGGCGTGGACGGCTTCACACCGTCTAACCCCATCGCCTTCGAGTTCCTGAACAATACGCAGCCTCTGTGCCTGTTCCAGGGACAGAGCGACCTGGACGCGCAGGCTGCGGCGGAGTTTGACAACGCGCTGGAGTTCAACTATCCGGCGAAGACGGGTGGCGACGACACGCTATGGGCCAACGCCCCGACGGCGAAGAAGAACGGCTTCAAGCGTCTGTGGGGGTGGATCAGGGACTGCGTGCCGGCAGGTGCGACCCCGAGCGACGTGGGCACGTTTGTCTCGAGCAAGTTCAAGACGGAGGTGAGCCAGTACCTGAACCAGAACTTCCTGCTGTGCTGGTGGCTGTTCACGGACTACTTCGCCAACGTGGACCAGCGGGCGAAGAACATGATAGCCGCGACGTGGGATGCGCTGGTGTGGTATCTGCTGTATTACGACGGCGACACCCAGATAGGCGACCGCAACGACTCGATGCTGGCATACCTGTACAACGTGACGCGAGAGACGTGGGACAGCGACAAGAACAAATACGCCTTTGAGGGCCACGACTCGTGGCTGTGGTGCCTGGTACTGGCCAACTTCAAGGATGAGATCAAGGCGATGGCCACGACGATGAGAGAGAAGCTGACCGAGGAACAGGTGAACCAGATGTTTGACGAGGAGCAGCAGGGCAACTGGTGCGGACGCGCTTACAACAAGAGCGGCGAGATCAAGTATATCAAGCCCCAGACGGAGGGTGTGCCGACGAAGACCGGCATCGTGAAGTACCCGTATATCTACGCCCTGAAGGGTGACAAGCAGGCATTCCGCCACTGGTTCATCCAGAACCGCTTCGCCCTGCTCGACGCGAAGTATGAGACGGGCAACTATCTCTCTGACAACATAGACATGTATATGAGCCGCCAGGC